TAGTCCTCCTGTTGCAAGCCAGTCACCTTGTTGTTGGTTGTAAGATATTGTAATAGCATCTTCTTCTGCTCTGCCACCCTGCCAAATATCAGCAGAAATTCGTTCCAAAAAATAAGTTGCGCCTCTTGAATCAACCGCCTTAATCCATTGAAGCTGATTACCAGCATAGGCAAGATTCGCCGTCACCGTTCCAGCTATGGTCTGCGTGGCGGGGAGGTTGGAGATGGAGATTGTAGAGCCAGAGACCGCACTCCGCATATCCGTGATGGCTTGCGCCCCCAAGGAGACAACCGTATGGGCCGGGATGTGAGCCCCAGACGAAAGAATTGTGGAAAGAGTTGTGGCAGTCTGATTGCCATCAAGAATAGGGAGTGCCATATCTGATTATCCTTTGTTAAATTAAGCCAAGATACATGGAATTTCGATGGTCGGAGAAGTCCAGAGAAGCCACATATCCAGTTGTGGCCTCTTGCGGGGTTGCATAAATGTTAAGCATAAGCCCCCTTTGCCATGCCCTTTTTGGAGTTCTTATGGTTGGGTTTTGGCTTGTAATCCTTGCCATATAAACTTTAGCCGTGGTTTCGGCGTCTAGTTTGGCCGCAAGAGTTGGGCTTTCTGAATAAAAAGACTCAAAGATATTGCAATAATCGCCATCAAAGTCCTCCTGGCTAACCTTGGCCGCCGTATCCGAATAAGCTACTTCTACGCTTAAATCATACACTCCTGTGAAATTTCCAAGCATTTGATTATTAACATCAGCCTTAATGGTTGCGTAGGGGAAAAGCCTTGCCCCCACCCTGTTTGAAGTATATACATTTAGCCCTGTTACAGAGTTAAGCAGGGATGCAACAGCATCTTCTATTCTATATGATATGGTCTGGCTCATTTTTTAGCACTAGCCTTAATGTCTAAGACTATGTTCCGTTGCCATGTTCTATTGCTTGCAAGGATTGTCCCGCCCTCGTTTGCTATGGATGCCTTATATACAGTCAAATTTGATGAGGATGTCATGGTTGCCGGAAGGGATGGCGTTGAATAAAGTTCTTCAATAATGGTCTGCACCTCGTGATCGAATCCCGCCCTGCTGGTTGTGTCGGCTCTACCAGTGTAGGTGAGGTTGGCAGATAGGGTAAAAACGCCTGTAAATGGCCCTAGAGCCTCGTTTGATATGGTGGCCTTGGCAACCAGATTGGGCAGAAGCCTTCCAGCGTTTCTTTCGCTTGTATAGGCATGGGGAATACTTGCCCCGGATACGGCATTGAGCAACGCCGCCTCCACCTCTCGCTCAATCGATGCCATAACTAGGTCGTGATTTCGGCCAAATCGATTGTGTAGGAAAGGCTGTCTGCCGAAAGACTAAAAGAGGCAATCATCCGTTCTGTTCCGCTGATCGAGCATAAGGCTCCGATGCTTGGCGTTGAAATGGCAGAAGCACAAACAACCATGCTTTGTGTGATTCTAAAAACCTCTCCTCCAACATCCAGTTCGCTTGAGGTGGCTAAATCCGTGACGCTTGCAGAAGCCGTGTTAGAACCAAGCCCTGTGACGGTCTGATATAGGTCTTGAATAAGATAATCCAAGTCCCGCCCAAAAAAAGTTGTGGAAATAGCACTCGCCACAAACTCTCCACTTGTGTCAATTATTGGGGTGAGTAAATTCCTTTGATTCTATCAGTTATGAAAATGCCGCCAGCCTTTTTGTTGAAATCTATATGCTCGCAATCTTCTCCTAAATATTCCAGTTCCATGATTTTGTCCTTTTTATAAAAAGCCATTCCTCCAAAGGCTGAATTGACCTTTTGTGGAGATTTTACAGAACAGATATCCGATTTAACAAATGACTTCTTTGTGTCTGGATAGTTTATATCACCTATCCAATGCGGTCTGGTTCCATCGGAAAATTCAACGGCCAAAAGGTCATAATAAACCCACTCAAGACCCATGAACTCAACGGCATCCCCGGGATGCCATTTGTCCACAAATTTTTTAGGCATCAACCCAAAGATGGATTCGCAAGGATTTTGCGGCACATAGGAGTCTAATCCGTGAAACTGGAATAAATCCAGATCGACAACACAAACCCATTCACAATCACTTTGCTTGGCCATCTCAAGACATTGATTGCGGAGGGCCGCCATTCTTTCATATCTTGTTTGTGACGGCGAAACAATCCCTGTCTCTATGGAGATATCCCCAAGAAGCTCGGCATATTTTGGAAGAATTAACCTCGTCCTATCGGTGCTTCCGTTCTCAATGATGATTCCATTTATTTGCCAGTTTTTCTTTAGCTGAACCATGCCTTGAATGTTGGTAAGGAGTGATTGCTCGCAGTTTTTTGCTAGTCCGCATAAAAAAAGTTTTTTTTTCATCAGTTAAAACAAATCATCCACGATGGTACGATCCTGAACATGAGAGAAATATTTGTTTAGTCTTACAGGGCCGGAGGTCTTTTGCAGAGCTTCCCACCCATCAACCAATCCCTTGTATCCATAAAAATCTTCCTTGAATTGCGCCTGTTCCTTGGTGGCGTAGGCATAATGGTCAAACACCAAGCCCATCGCCTCAGTAACTCCCCTTGGAACAAATGGTGCAGAGACATTCAGCTTTGGCGGCTCATGGCTGATAAACTCCACATTCGGCCCCCACTTCCACGCTCTAAACCATTCATACCAATTCGAGCCATATCCTTCCCTACTTACAATCTTCTTGTTTGAGCCTACATAATAGTTGCAATGAAACTGAGCCGCTTTCCCATAGTCGCCTTCTTTTAGCAAGCCATAGACCGCATCTAGCTTTTCCGCTGTCCAGATTTCGTCCGCATCAATCTCCATGACAACGCCATGATCCACGCCTTGTAGTGCCTCTTTTATCATCTCAAACTTTCCCGCAAATGGTTTGGCCTGCCAATACACGGACACATTCCCGCCGGAGATGTTGTTTAAATATTCGTGAGTTCCGTCTATGGACAGAAAGTTCTTGTGCCATTTATAGGTGATCTCGTTGCACCAGCGGGTGCAATTCAGAGGAAGAGAAACTCCCTCCACAATGCGCCATTGCCAAGGAATTTTTAGCTTTGTAAATTCATCCATGTGCCTTTTGATGTAAGGCATTCCATTAAGAACGATTGTGAAGATGGTTAGCATATTTTGTACGCCTCGTTATATTGGCTTGCATCGGTTAGCCTGTACCCCAAGGCCGTTAGTTTTTCAACGCAAGAAAAATATTTTTCCCCTTTTGTAAAAACTCCGTCTGTATGCAAAACTTCAAACTCGATTCTTCCAATCTTATATTTGCAAATATCAACCCCCAAAATAATATCACAATCTAGTCCCTCTGCGTCTATGTAAAGCCTATCACATTTTGCAATTTTGTTTGAATCAAAAAAGCCAGAAAGCGTTAGGGATAAAATATTGATTGTAGTAAAACTTGTGTGTCCATGTGCAATTAGGTGATTTGTGATGGTTGATGCGTGTCCGTTAAGTGATTTTGCTTGTGGAATATGTAGATTTATTGATTCAGAATCATTTTGGACAATCGCAAGATTATAAAATTTTGCTTGCTTAAAATCTGAATATGTCTGTTTGCAGTCCTGAAGGGCTTCTGGGTTAGGCTCTATAAGATGAATTTCTTCTATGCTCTCCTTGTTCTTTAAGCAAAAATCTAGGACATGGTCTTTGCCATTATTACATCCCACTTGAACAATAATCATAGCTCAAAGATTGCCGCACCATTCCGCACATTCCAATCCTCCCAGAGAAGTTTGGTAAATCCATTCATCTTTTGATAGTTGTCCCAGTTCTTGATGTCGTTGATATCGTCCATAGCGATGATTCCACCTTTTTTCATCCTTGGTAGCCATTCTGCCATATCGGATTGGCCGGAAAATGCACCGCCATCTAAAAGAAGGAAATCGAGCTGGTCATCTAATTGAAATGATTCCCACTTGTATTTGGATGCGTTTAGAAGATCGATCTTCAGCCAGCTTAAAACAAATTCTATGGAATACATATTAAGATTTGTTCTTACGGTTTGATAGAACTCACGAATTTGATCTTCATTCAACCATCTTTGAGGATCGCTTGAAAGGCCATGAATTGCAATCCCGCCAGACCTCATGGATAAATTCATTCCATGTCGGCCTATGCGGTCTGGGTGGATTTCAAAACTATAAAGTCTTTCTGTCTTGATGCATTGGGTTGAGCCGTCTCCTGTCCCGCCTCCGATTTCTAGCCCAACACCAAGCCCCTTGGAATACCTCGCCAAAGCCTGACCGAATGAATCGTTGATCGTTATTTCTTGCATTGTTCTTTTAAGGCTTTAACGACCACATAATTGATGACCGCCTCTTTGTCATTGGCAAGCAATTTCATTCCGATTTTATAAAGGTCGTTTCCAGCCTTTTCGTCATATTCGATATCGCAAAGCACATACTTGGTCTTGTCGGGTCGGCTTTTCCCAAAGCGGATTATACCAAGACCCTTGGTATTTTTACATGGCTTACAAAGGCCAATTTTCGGCTTTACGCTTTTCATAGATGGTTTTTCCTTTCTCATAGTTAGCTGGTTTGTTGTGGTTCTTGAAATGCTCATCTTGATTCGCCCCGGTGAACATAGGATTTTCGTGAGTTAGAATGATATTCTTGGCCTCTACCACCACCCCATCGTCATAGGCTCGTTGGGTAAATTCGTTATCCGAATAGATTCCATCACTTTCTTGGTAGCTTGGGTGGAACATATAACCCTGCTTTTTTAGCCTAGATTGCGTCAGGATCGCCATACAGAGGAGTTTGTCTTGCCTATGCCCATCTGATACTGCCAGCACTTTCTCGGCCTTTGTATCCCCAATAGCGTTTGAAATTAGGGCATCCCAGTGGCGGGGTGGTGACCAGTCATCCGACATTTGCACGATAATCCCGCCCCTAGCCCTTTTTGCCCCTTCGTTCCATGCGTTAATGATGCCTCCGGGGTTGCACCTAATCCCGCCGTGGGGGACATAGTTTTCGGGATCATCATGATCGACCATGAAAAGCCATTCAATAGAAA